ACCAGCTTTACCTTCAGCAGAAATAAGTCTTTGTACGATACCAGCCATCTTTACAAGTTGGTCATCATTCTTAACGTTAATTTCCAAATACTCTTTTATCATTGGAACCATTTGAACAGCAGTATCACCATCTTTAATGAATTTAACAAGTTCTCTTGTTAAAACATCAAGCTGTTTTCTATTATATGTTGTGTTATCATAAATATCTTTAAAAAGGGATGATAGTGATTTACCTTCAAAGATTTCGTAATCTATACTCATATTTTAACCTTGATATATTTCTTCATATATAAATATTATATAACCTAAAAACTCTAATATATAAATATATATCAAAATTTATTATTTATTCACCATATAGTTATTATTGAGGGTTTTTAGCTATTACTAATTACCCTTTTGTTTCTAACTAACGGGAGATAACCATGAAGGAAATCATAACACTGGTCAAAGGATACATTGATGACTTAGCTCATCTAATGATGTCTTTTGTAGCTATAGGTGCTGTTTCTGAAGTAATCTTTGGAAGTGGTATCTTTGGTGTCAACGTTATAGGTAACCTGACATCCATCATAAACAGTTTCGGCGAATCTGGTTTCGCTGGACTCGTCGCATTGTTGGTGTTGGTGGGTTTATTTCGTAAGTAGGTACGAAATAGTTTAATAGTCCTACACTATTAAGCACGTAAAAGGGGAACTTTTCAGTTCCCCTTTTTTATTGTGGAGCTGACAGGACTCGAACCTGCGACATCCTCCGTGCAAGGGAGGCGCTCTCCCAACTGAGCTACAGCCCCGTAACCGGTAGGAGGATCGAACTCCTATTGCCAGGATGAAAACCTGGAGTCCTAACCATTAGACGAACCGGTCAAATTAAAAAATTACCTTCAGACTAAGTGACGCCAATCATTTCATGTATAAGAATAACATCATCAAGTATTATATTTGGTTTATCATTTATAATCCAATCATCAATCACATTTATCAAATCATTTAAATCTTCCCAATCCATCCAATCATTCATTATTATTGGAAAGTAAAAATCACTATATGGTAATTCCGCTGGCCATTTTTTCATTAGAAAATAGAACCAGTATTAGAAGTATCTATTATTCCAGTAACTGAGAATTCACTCATCATACTATAATAATAATTTTTCATTTGATTTATTACTCTTGTAATATGTTGAGTATTAGAACCTGTCATTTCACGAATCATAATATATAAAGCTTTCTTATTAAAATTCTCTATATTCTTTCTACGTCTAAATAATTCTAACACAGCATCTGCAACTAAAATATCTTTTTGTCTACGAAAAATATTAGTAATATTATTATCCCAATAATCTAACATCTGATTTACAAATTCTACATTAAATTCATCAACTTCACTAATAGTATTTTCAGAAACTAAATTTCTTTTCCAATCTAATATATCTAAGTTATCGTGTATTTTCATTTTCTTATAATTGTTATTATTATTTAGTATTAACCAATTCTTTCCAACTACAGAAAAATAAGAAAACGCTCTACCTTTATCAGCCTGATATTTAGGCATTTGCATTACCATAAAAGAAACTACTTCATGCTTCACTTCTTCAAGTGGATAATCAAAGTAATAAAACTTAAAAGTATGAATTAAGTTCTCAGCCATTTTATCAAATGCAGCTGCAATGTGTTCTCTATAAATTCTATTTTTTATTACAGGGTTAGGTGAGTTATTATAACGTATTATAGCTTCCTGTACAGGAGTACCAAAATACATTTTACTTTTCTTTTTTCTTTTTTTCTTCATCATTGGTTTTGGTTTAGCTGATCCTGATGTTGTACTAGTACTCATTATTGTTCTTCTCCTCTATAACTTTCTAACTGTTTTACTGTTTCTTTTATTTGATTAAAAATTGCTCCAACTTCATCATCGGATTCAAAATGACCAGTAGAATCTATTTCTTTTAAATCATCTTGAACTGTTTCTATTGTTTGAGTAAAATTTTCTACCCAAGTTTCTAACAATTCTGTTTTTTTTGTTAAATTCCAAATTACATATCCTTCTGTAAGGATAAGTAATCCTAATATTATTTCTATTATCATTATTTATCTCCAAATAGTTCATCAAATAAATCTTTTGATTTATCTGATAAGATATCAGGTGTTTTATTTTTAATTACTGCTTCTTTAATATTACTCACCGATTCTTCTTCTTGTTTTTCTCGTTCTTCTTTTAATTCAGGATTTAAGACTTCTGAATAATTTATATCAGAATCTTTACTAAACATATACTGTTCTTTTTCCCATCTTGTAGCTAACATATCTGCTGTGTGTAATAAATAAGGTAAATTAGTTTTCAAGTTTTTTGATTCTCCATAACCCATATAATAATCTTTATTCGCTTTCTCATACATACCGTCAGCCAACCTTAAAGCTAAATATTCTACTTCAGTCATTTTAACATTAAACTGATTTAACAACCAAACTGCTCTATCTGTTACTGTCATGTAATGTAATCTATTATCATAATCATACATCTTACCTTGATTTATTCTATGCCATTCTGATTCATTAGGTATATAATAATCATACTCTAAGTTTCCAAGTTTACCTAAATCGTGATGTAATGTACAAAATGTTATATTTTCTTCATTATACTCTGCAGTATATAATCCTAATTCTTTATATAACTTATATAACTTTAATGCAAATTTAGTTATATTTAAAACATGAAGTACATAACCTCCAGGAAATGCGTTGTGATAATATACAACTCCACTTGCGGGAGCAAACATTGCTCTGTCTTTAAAATGGTGATACATCCTAAGAAGATTTTCTCTTCGTTCACTTTCTTCTTCAAATGTATCTTTTACAATTTGAATTAACTTATCCCAATTCTCTTGTAATTGTTCTGCTGTAAGTTTCATTTTATCTCCTTAAAAAAACTTATGATTATTATTAATGCTAGGTTCTATTTTAGTATTACTTAACTTCTTATATAATGGTGTATACTTTTCAAATACTTTTCTTGGATCATCACTTTTAACCATTTTATCTAAAGACATTAAAAGTCCACTCATATCAGTAGATAAAATCTGTTTTAAAATATAATCATGACTATGAACATAATATTCAGCTTTCTCAATAGCTTCTTTAAAAAGCATAAAATTATGTAATCTTATAGCCATAGTACATTGACCTTTCCACTCTACAGTATCATCCCAAGTTAAAGCTTCTCTTAAATACTCTCTATCAAATTCAGTAGACACGGGTAAATATTTAAATATTTGATCCTTAAAAGTGTCATCATACTTGGGTACATTAATTGATTGAAAAGTTGCTTTCTTAAAATTATAATTCAAATAATATGAACCAAATACAACTGCTCTATCAGGTGAAGAACTATCAGTTGTAACAACTATATTAGAACCTACTTCATTTAAAGATTTCTGTAATTGATTTAACATTAAGAAATCTGAAATCTTAGATATACCTAAAATATGAAAATATTTATTTGTATCTTTTAAATGTTCTTTACCATTTAATAACGACATTACACCTGACATAAACGCGTATACACTTCTACCTCCACCACCTACAGCCCATCCTTGAAATGGAAACTCTTTCATTTGATTATACCAATTTATATATTCAAGGTCATTTGTACCTTGTACAACATTTAAGAAATCAGTATTACCTGATTGATTATCTGCAAAATATTTAAAGTTATCTTTACTAATTTTTAAACACTCTTCATACATACCTTCATATTTTATTTTAGGTGGAATATCTAAATTCATAGCAATATCAGAATTATGTTCTAACCATTTAAAAATTCTTTCTCGAATAGACATATCCCATTTGATAGCACCTGACGCAATCTGATAACCACCTGAATCTCCCATTACAAGATTTTTATCTGTTAATCCTAAATCGTTTTTATAATCATCTTTTTTAAAATGATGTCCCGCTGTTATTAATATATCTGTATGTCTATACTTCTCAGGAAATTCTTCACTATAAAATCTAATAGATAGACCATTTTTTAATTTAACATTTTTAGCTAATGAACTCCCCATTGCACCAGCTGAAAATGATGGAAAATATATAAACTTACTCATCTTAAATAATCCTGTACTTCTTCTGACTCTTCTGCTTCCCAAGGATAAACAATCCATTTATCTTGCTTATATAAAACTGAATAATCAGGTTTAACAATACTTTGTTTATGTTCGTGAATTGTAACATAATGTCCATCTTTAGTTTCAGGTTGTTCTTTATAAAACTGAAACGTTTTACCTGTATCTGCTATATCATCAATTACTACAATATCACCATCACCAACTCTCCAAAAATCTGTTATATATGGTATGTCTAACTTATGACTTAACATAACAGCTAATATCACACCACCTCTTGGTACTCCAAACACACCTACAAAATCTTTACCTGTATCTCTAAGATGAAATGCAATTTCAGTTACACATTCATCAACTAGTTGCCAACTTATAAAATCTTTCATTTTAAATCCCTTATAAAATTATAAAATTCATCTCTAACTCTATCTACGTTTTTAAACGTATCACTTAACTTAGCAGTTTTCATAGTAGCGTCGTGTTTAACACCACGTACACATGCACACATATGATTAGCTTCAATCATTACTGCAACACCAATATTTTTACTACATTCTTTATTTATATGATCGTGAATCTGCATTGTTAAATTTTCTTGTACTTGAGGTCTTCTAGCATAAAACTCAACTATACGATTTAGTTTACTGAGTCCAATAACTTTACCTTCTGGTGTCGGAAGATACGCTACATGAGCGTTACCTATAAATGGTAAGTGATGATGTGAACACAAAGAATGTAATTTAATATTTCCTTGAAATACTATACCGTCATAACCGTCAACATTATCAAATGCTGTAATCTTTGGTGGTCCATTATAAACACCATCTGCTAAATCATTAACAAAAGCTTTGGCTACTCTCATAGGTGTATCTGATGAATTAGGATCATTCTCCCAATCAAATCCAAGAGCTGTCATATAACGACCATAATGTTTAGACGCTTCTCTAATCATACTTTGTTTTTCTTGTTCATTTAAAGGATGATTACCGTTAGCGTATTTTAATTTACTCATATTTTATTGAGTCCTTTACTTTTAATGTTTTAAATGCTAATATTCTATCGTTACAAGCTCCACATTCACCACAAGATATTCCTGTACTATTAGGATGATAACACGATAAAGTATTTCTAAATATTGTTTCTGAATCTAATTCTAAATTATCACAACATTTAATCGCATCTTCAACTATCAAGTGTTTATAACCATCAACATATGGTAAATAATAATTTATTTTATCTGACTCAACATTACCTTCTTTAAACGCACTTTCTAATTTTTCAAAAAATATACGTGTACAATCAGGTGGTATTGTGTGAGAACCATCGTGTACACCTAATCCTATATCTACATAAACATCTTTTTCTTTTACTAATGATACTGCATAACCATAAATCAAACTTGAAAATATAGCATTTCTATTTGGTACAAAGTTTGATTTCATTTTACTTTCATCTGTTTTACCGGTAGGTACGTAAATACCTTTACTTGTCAAAGAAGAGTTAAACTTACTCATAAAGCTTGATAAATTCATATACGTATGATTTATATCAAACTTATAAGATTTTAAATATTTCAAATTTAACTCTAATTTTTTTAATTCTAATTCGTTTTTTTGACCATAATAAAAACTAATAGCGTGTATTTTATCATAACCTTTATCTAATAAATGAATTAGTAGTGAAGTAGAATCTAATCCACCACTAATACTTAATACTGCTTCTTTATTCATCTAAACTCCATTGTCTGTAACCATATACATTCATACCAATTACGAATGCACTTATTGCTATTTGAGGTGGTGCTTCTATTAAATAAGCATATATCAAGAATGCAACATTACCTAATCCCCAAATTATAAAACAATTTTTTATTTTTTTAGCGTTGAAATAGTAACCAAATATAATCATTACAGTTCCTATCCAACCTATCCAATCATACTCCACGTATATCTCCATAAGCTATTATATGTAATCTATCTGTAAAATTATAACCCTCACGAACACACAAGTCCATCAACCATCTTCGTCTTTCATTTAATTGTTTAGGTTCTAATCCTTCAGGCATTAAATATACCTTATCATTTGGTACATCTAATATTTCTTGTAAATATTTTACTTCTTCTAAATCTTTTTCACTTGATATAACAGGTTTCATTTGATAATCTGGATGATAAGTTATTAATGATTTCATAGCATCATAATTACAACGCCACTTCTCGTGTTTCTCTTTATCTTTTTCTGTAACTTCTCTATTCAAGTATGGCATCATTGTACCTGGTACTGGTGTAGAATTTGATAACTTAGGTGAAAGAGAAATTAAATCACCTTTAGTTTCAACATACTCACTACCTTCAGTTTCTATTGTTATATAATGATTAAATTCTTTCACTAATTCACATAAAGTAATTAACATATCTTTATGTAAAGTCGGACCTCCACCTGTAATCATAGTATGTTTTATACCTTTATGTTTACTATAAAATTCACGAATGGACTCATAACTATATTTACCTTTTTCAGGTTTCCAAGAACTATAAGGTGTATCACAAAATGAATTAGCAAATTGACATCTTAGTCTACAACCAGATACTCTAATTAATATATGTGGTATTCCTGTTAACTTACCTTCACCTTGTAAACAAGTATACATTTCATTTATAGGAAGAATTTTAGAGTTTTCTATCGTCATACTCCACTATGCCTTTTTCTTTAGCATATTCTTTAATCTCGTCATATTTTGTTTTATAAAAATTTTCTTTTTCAATATCTGGTATTGAGTCTTTATAAACATCTGTATAACAGTTAGGTGTTTCATTTAATCTAATATGATGAATTTCTAATCCTTCATAATCTTCAAAAAGAACTTGTTGAGCTAAAAATATTTCACGAGCTACATTTTCTACTGATGGATTACAATATTCATCACCATTTAAACTCATAAAATATAATTTAGTTTCAATATCTTTTAATGTATCTATAAGTTTTGTATCGTGTGGATTAACTATAAAACCGTGGTCCATTACATCATCTATCCATTGAACACCAACTCTTTTTATTTCTTTGAAATCAATTATATAACCAATCTCGTGCATATCTTGAAAAGAGTAAGTTAATTTAATATGATACCGATGTCCATGTGCGTTAAAACATTTGAACCTTTCGTTCATTACTCTATGTCCAGCATCAAACCCATATTCTCGGGTGATTGTCTGCATTTAAAACCTCATTTTAATTTGTTGTATATAATATACAACATTATTTAGCGTTTGTCAACTATTATTTTCCGTTAATATATCTGTTTTAATTATTTTAGCTTTATTAAACTTGTAAGGTTTAACTCCAGGAGATTCTAATATATCAATACGATTTACAAATCTTGCATTCATAGTATCTCTAACTTGATAAATACCATCTTTATGGTCTGTACCTATAAGAATAACAACATCACCAAATTCTAACGATCCACCCCATCGTTTCAAAAGATTTCTACTCACCGCTATAAATTTATAATTAGACGCTTCTTCCGTCTTAATACGCGTTCCATCTGCGAGAATGTTCGGTGTAGAATCAGTTTGATAACGAACAGGTTGATACATAGTAACAGTAACATTTGTTTCCTTTGTTTTATAGTCATTCAACTTTTCTTGCAATCTTTTATTCTTATCAACTAAAGATTGTATTTGAATGTTTTTATCATTTAAGAATTTTGTTGATACTATACCATTTGCATATGTAATTAATACTATACACAAAGTTATCATTTGTTTATTATAATCCATATTATTTCATCCTTTAATATAAATATTTAGTTACTTTCTAAAAACATATTTTTTTGTGGAGCTGGGGGGATTCGAACCCCCGTCCAGTATGTCTTTTTCAATGAGTCATTCACAACTTAGTTAGTTTCTATTAGTAGTAACTAACAAACAACTATGTGGATTTCTTTTACTCAGAACATATCCCTTAACTAATATCATTTACACTCTGATATTCGAGCTCGTGTCTAACTTATTTTATGACCGAGTGTTAGACAACTCAGTAACTTATGCGTTTGCGTAAGTTGGTTGATAATCTGAAACGGGTTCAACATATCCGTTGGACACCATTTCCGATGTGGCTAAATGCCAATCAATTACCAACCCGTCTAGCGAATTATCGCTAATTAGGTTTGTGAGTCTTTTATAGTAAGTCTTACTCAAACTCTGTTGCACTCTATTGTCAAATAACACCTGTCGATTACCAAGTCAGCCCCATTCTTCTTCACTTTGATATTCATCAAAGTCATCTATTAGAACTCTGATAGATTCTATACATTCATCTACCACATCCCAATCTTCTAATTCTTTTGCTTCTTCTAACTTATGTAGTACTTCTTCTAAATTCATTATATAATCTCCATTAATTTAATAAATATTATTCTTTAGTGTACGATAACAAACTTTTCCAACACAGAATAATCTGTTCTAATGTCCAAAGACTTACTAAGATAAACCAAAATACTAATCCTACAATAAGTAATAATAAACATCCAAAAGTTATTATAAACGGACACGTAATCCAAAATAAAAGTAATAAAAAAAAGTTTGATTCTTCATCTATAAAAAAGTCTTTCATTATTCTTTTACCTTCTCACACTCACATTTATCTTCCCAACACGGAGAATTATCTTCCCAACGTCTTTGATGAGTTGCTTGCCATTCAAGACCGAAGAATCTCATATTATACATATGTTCTTTATGAGTTTCAATCATTTTTTTTTGTTTTTTTGTTAACATTATGTTATAGGTCCTCCTATATAAATTTCCCATTTACCACTATCTATAAGTGGTTTTGCTTTTTTGTATTTCATTGTTTTTAATTCTTTACCATCTGTAATATCTACTTTTTCATTACGACCAAAACCTTTTTTAACTTTGATTGGTTTTAACTTTACTTCTTTATCAATACAACTAATACCATTTAAATGGTCTATCTCGTGTTGAATACAAACAGATTCTAATACTCTTAATTCTTGCTCTTGTTTATCTGTTTGGTGTTTTTCCCAACTACCTTTACCATCTGATGGATTTTCTGCTCCACTAAAATACAAATCGGATTCTTCTTGTTCTGTATGTACTATTATATTTTTATATCGTTTAGTATTAACACCTTTCTTAGGCCAGGATAAACATCCTTCATAATAATCTATTTCTTCCCATTGTTCTTTAATAACAGGGTTAATTAAAATTAGAGGTTCACGAACATTAACCACAGCAACAGCGGCGTCAATACCCACTTGGTTAGCTGCAAGGCCAATACCATCCTTCCTCGTAGCGAGGATGTTAAATAAATCTTTCGCAATATGTAGTCCTTCATCTATTGTAACCTTTCTCAGTTTTTTATTTATAACTGGATTTTTTTCTTTAAAACAATTAATTATTTTATTCATTATGCAAAATATTTCATATCTACTTCATCGATAAAATGTATAGGTAATATTAATCTATCTTCTAACTTATCTGGTACAACATACCAATCTGGAATATATTTTATATAAACAAAATTTGTTGTATCTGTATCATCAATATAATCTGATGGGGGAGGAGGTACTGAAGTTGAACAACGACTTAACCATAGTGAAACAAATACTATTAATAATAAAACTATAACACTTGTTACTCTATCTCTTTGTAACTTTGTCATATTATAAATAATTCTGTTTAATATCTAACATAATTGTATAATTAATTAACGCCTGACATTTATTACACCAAATAGGTTTTATAGATTTATGTCTAGAATACGTTCTTAGATGGTTTTCAATATATTCTCTAACTGACACCATATCTTCTGTGTTATATCTATACACCCCACCCAAAGGTCTATTTTTAGAATTTTCACCACATTCAATACAATCACCTTCTTTAGCTTTTTTAGTCTTATGTTTTAGTACATAAGAACCATCTCTTTTTTTAACTAAATCATCATTGTAGCCCATTAATACTCAACTCCTTTTTCGTGAAAGTATTTTCCATCATCTCCTAAATCAGCATTACCATCACCAACTTTCTTGGCGTATAGTAAAGCATCTTCATTATCTCTTGCCCAAAATTTAACACCGTTTGGTAATTTAAATTGTTTCATATTATTTTTAATATGAAATGGTACACTCTTTTTCTTTCTAACCATTTTTACCTCCGAACTTATGATTTAAAAAATCTTTTTGTTTCTTTACAGCTTTTTTAAGAGCTGCCTTTTTTTCTTTATGTCGAGCAACTAACATTTGTTCCTTTGATCTACGTTTAACTTTCTTCTTTGGTGGTGTAACCTTTGTAGGTTTTAGCGTGCCCTTCAATTTTGGTTGTTCTTTACCCTTATGAAATACATTACCATCTTTATCCACGAACTCACTCATCCAATGCCATCCTGCTGGACGACCTGTAGGTTTATAAGTTGACTTGGGTTCTTCTGGCATTCCTACCAACATCATAGTACAATATGAACACGTGACAGTTTTGGTATTCTCACCAACGTTATCTACCCAACGACCACATTTTTTACATTCTAATGAATTCATAATATTCCTTTATTTAATTTTTTGAGTGCAAGACAGGATTCGAACCTGCGAATAATGGATTTGCAATCCACCCCGTTAGACCACTCCGGCACTTGCACGGCCCTATACGTGCCCAAATGGTTTTCACTTAAAATACACTCATTTCACTATTAAGTATAAACATCATAATAATCAATACATATAATATTGCTATTAAAATTAAACCCATCAAAAGTTCTTTTGTTTTTTTAATTGCTTTCATATAACACCTATTTATTTAAATTACTATGGTCAACTTCTAAATTAAGTTCTAAATTATGAATCAACCAATTTAAATCTGATTTAGCATCTTCTATTTGATTAGAATTTAGTTGATTTTCAACATTAGTTAATTCTTCAAGAAGTCTTTGTTTTGTCATTATTTATAACCTTTTTTTTAAATCTTTTATACATCTTATTAAGAGCTAATTTTTGTTTTGATGAAAGAGTAGCTCTATCACGAATTTGTTTCTCAATAGAATCTAAGAAGTCTTCAGAACGAGATTCATAATATGAATCATACTTACATTTATATAACTCTTCCTTAACTAAACTTAACTTAGATAATAGTCTTCCAGTTTCTATTCGTCTTTTCTCAAGTTCATCTGGAGAAGTTCTCTTCATTATTCTATGAATAGCGTTTAACATCTTTGGTGTTATCTTACGACCACTAACAATAGCAACATACATATTAACTGTAAAGTCATCTGCTTTTTTTGTTTCAACAAGAAACTTTAATTCTTTGTATTCTTTATTATAAGTCTTTTTATTATAATCAACTTGTTCTCGATTCTTTTTGACTTTATTTTGAACACTTTTTTTAGCTTTAGGATACAACTTATAATACTCCGATTGACTTAATCGTTTTCTTGTAGCTCCACTATGTGGTTTTGGATAACTCGGTTTCATACTATATAATTAGGACCTGTCCATTCAAACCAATTTGTATTATCTGAAAAGATAGAACCTCTCACGTGTTTAGCTGGTGAACTCCAATTAGCAGCTTTAAAAACGTCACCTGATTTCATTGGTAATCCTTTATGAAGACCATCTTTCTTAGCAACAAATCCCCAAACTGAACTATCTGATATAATCTTATCAAATTTCCTACCAGTTATAACTGACAATACTAAATCTTTCTTATGCCAATTATTTCCTCTACCATACCAATTTTTATAATTTTCATTGATATTATGTAAAAGTTTATCTATTGAATTATTATATTCACTATTCATAATTACACAGTCTCTTTAATAATAGAACTAATAGTATCTGTCAATTTATCAACAGCAACTGTTAGAGGTTTATTATTAAGATACTCATTTCTGGCGTTATACTTAATATATCTTTTAACTAACTCAACGTGAACTGGTCTTAAATTAGAATGACCTGATTTAATAAAGTTCCTATTAATCTCAGAAAATGAACCTGTCTTACTATTCAAAGTAATATCATATAACTCGGTCTTCTCTTCAGTAGTCCAGTTCTTAACATCAGTTTTCTCAAAAGAAGTAGTCTTCGCTTTAAGTTTTCCTGAATGATCGTAGACTAATTTACCGTCTACTCTTACAAAATTTCTATAATCTAGTGATGTTTTCATTTAATAACCTTTCTTATTTATACTATAATATAACATAAAAAACGCATACGGCACAAGCTTTTTCTGCATTATTTGCAACTTTTTTATATTAAAAATCACCTGGAGCTACTTGAAAAGTGTTTAATCCTAAATCTCTCCACATCTTAACAACTTTATCTCTGTCATCTACGACCAGAAAAACATCATTAATATCAACAAAGATATCTAACATTTTTTTCTTCAAAATTTCATCAGGCATAAATCTCATTTCAGGAGTGGCAGGATTACCGTTGGCGATTGGCCACGATTTATCTTTAAACTTGTCAGGTCTCATTACCAAGAGGTCGTGAGGTACATCGTGAGACTTCAACCACGAAACAGTAGCATGAAAGCTTCTATCGTTTCTACCACTAAAGATTACAACTCTGAATCCATTATCATGGAACATTTGAGCCGTCTTAATAACTGGATGATTTGGTTTATCTAACTTGATATTGTCAGCATCGAAGAAAACATCCCAATCTAATTTACCATTAGGTTTGGTAGATTTATTTCTCCTAACATCAATATTAGCGAGAGTTCCGTCTAAATCAAATATAATTGTTTTTTTATTCATATAGGAATATACGAAAAAATAGCTTACAGGTCAAGCTATTTTTTTATTTTTTTTTTATTAGTAATAAAGGGGGTCAGTTTCCCAACCCCCTAACATCTATACTTTTTAGAAGTACACACTAATACCAGCGTTAAAGTATCTTGGGGTTCCAAGAAATACTTCTGCGTTGTGAGCTGCGTGGACTTTATCCCCGTAGCTATTGTATTGACTATGATCTACTGCGTCTTGTACAAATACTGCATCTAATGCATTAAATACATGAACAAAAGCTTGTACATTGTATTCACCCATAGAAGGTAAATCATATGTAGCATGAAGATCCAAAGCAGAGTATCCTGGTGCCATCCACACTTGTTCTCTATCAGCATCTTCATCTGAACCATCATATTCACGAGCGTTTGGACTCCAATCAGAATAGTTCTTATCATACATCTTATACAAACCTGATAGCTTAAGACCTTTCATTGGTGTTAAAGTAGCACCTAAGATATAAGCTGTCTGTGGTTGATCACCTACATACAAACCATCAAGTGCATAATCATAAGGTGTAGTTGTCTGACCAATTACTTGACCTTCATCATTAAACTCATCTTCTTGATAGTTACCATTTGCATCACCTGCAAACTTCCAAGTTCCAAGACTTAATGTCGCGTCTACTTTCAACATCGGATGAATCTGAGAAGTAGCTTCAATTTCAAGTCCTTGGTGTTTCTGATCTATTCCACTTAGGAATATAACATCAGTATCACCACTTGAACCTTGTCCACTTGTTACAGATTTAGTAAGGTTTCTGTCTTTCCAATCTGTATTGTATACATTTGCTTTAACAGCAAAGTTTTCAGATTTGAAATTGACACCTGCTTCTGTACTAAAGTATTTCTCATTAGAAGGATCAGAAGCAACCGTACCATCATAGTAGATTACATTATCCATAATTGGTGGTTTTTCAACATATCCAGCATTACCAAAAAGACTAACATTATCATCTATGTCATAGAATGCTCCACCTTTGAACTGAGAAGTAATAATCGCGTCGGATTTAATTACTTCATTAGCTACTGTAAAGTGATCTTGGTAAGAATATTTTATACTCGTTAATCCACCCATACCAAATAAGTTTAACTTATCTTTAGAGTAATTACCTTGTACAAATCCACCAATCCAATCAACTGTAGTTGAGTTATGATAAGCGATTATATCACCTAATTCAACTCTTTTACCATCTGCATAATTATCATCAGCATAATCCATATAGTAATCACCACCCATCAAATCACGAACTTCACGTGCGTGTTCAATACCGGCAGTTCTCCAATCGATACCAACTTGTAGTTCTAAATCATCACTAACTTCGTAGTTAAGTTTTGAAATCAAACCATAAGTGTCTTGACGATTGATACTATTACGTAGAATACCAACTGATTGATTATTACCATCACCGTGAGTTCTTGTAAGAGGTTTCTTATCTACATATACTGTATCAGAGTCTCCTGAATTCATAGCAATTAGTGCGTTCCAATCACGTGTCCAAGGACTACGACCATAATAAAATTTATAGTCATCGTCACCTAAATTACCATCAGCATCTAATGTTGGTATCTTACCGTATGTTCCAGTTCCGCCACCTGAACCACCGCTCCAATACGTGACTGTACTTAATCTCATTTCTTCATTAATTTTCCAGAAATGATTTAGATTTACTAATGGTTTATGAAAGAAATTTTCACGTTCATTCAAAAAATTAGGATTGTATCTATCTACTGTATTTGCACCATACATATACCAATATTGTTTACCTTTATAGTCTGAACTAATAGGTGACCAATTTTGATTAAAGAACCTACCAACATCTTTAAACTTACCACCAAGTGCTTCAGTATCATATCCATCTACACTAGCTGCGAATGAAGAATCATAAGCACCGATGTTTTGTTTATATAGATTTTGACCATGACGTTGTGGAGCACCGATTGCATACAACTCAAAACGATGTGCATCGTTCATTTGATAAGAACTACCAAAGTAGTAAGCCCATGCATCTGTCCATGCTTTATCAATTATACCGTCACCTGTTTTTCTTACAATAGTAGTACTAAATGCCATCTTGTCATTTATCAGACCAGTATTATAATTAACAGTAGATTTTAGAAAGTTACCTGCACCTACTTCTTGTTTAACCTTACCACCTTTTTCATAGGAAGCAGGGTCTGTTATGATATTCATAGTTCCACCAATGGAAGGGGCAGCTAAATTAACGGCTGATAGACCTCTTTGCATCTGAATTGATTGAGCTGCATCTGCAACCCCATCCCAATTAGACCAATAGACCCATCCGTTCTCCATATCATTTTGGGGAACACCATTTATCATTACTGCCACATTTCGTTGGTTAAACCCACGAACATTGATACGAGCATCACCCGCACCACCACCTTGTTGTGTTGCATAAACACTTGGTGTAGTATTCAAAGCCATTGGAATATCTTGTGAACCAAGACGAAATTCCATTTCTTCTTTTCCTACATTAGTGTAAGCAACGGGTGTTTTTTCATCAGCACGGGAAGCTAAAACTTCCAATGCAGATAACTCAACTGCGGAAACCGCTAAACTAAAGTCGAGTTTAACATCATCACTAACATCAATAGATTTAGTAGATGATTCGTATCCGATAACAGAAGCTGTAAGTGTATAAGAACCTGCGTCGATTGTAATAGAATAAGTACCTTCTTCCGAAGAAGCGGTACCTAAATCAGTTCCTTCTACAAGTATATTAGCTCCAATTAAAGGATTACCTGACTCATCAGCGACTACACCACTTACACTCATACTTAACTTTTCTTCTGTTACTGCGTCTTGACCTAAAAGAAATATAGGCATAAGTATAGTTGCTACTAATGAGAATAGATTACGTTTATTCATAAAACGTCTCCTCGTTTTTGTTTATTATTAAGACGCATTTTTCTACAGGTGCGTCAACTGCCTGTCTTGGGTATGTGAATTCTTATTTACCAGGTCTTGCACCACGTGGTAACTCACCTGATTCTTGATCTGAATCTTTTTTAATATAATCTTTAATTTTTTTTTTCTTTACTTTTCTAGTAGAAACATTCCTCCTAATGTAAGTATCTTTCTGTTTCTCCAAAACTACATTTTTTTTATCCTCTTTATTTTTTTCTTCAAGTATTTTATTATATGCTAAAACCAAACTTACAGCCATAGGGTCAAATACAAAGATAAGAATAAAGATAAAAAACTGAACTACGGTATCTATATCTGTTCCAAATACTCTAGCTAAATAAATCGCGGGTCCTACGTCAACTCCTGTTTCAACTAACTTCGTTTCTAAATCACCCATCTCTTGTTTAATATTTAACATTTCATCATTTATTTCTAATACTCTTGGATTATATTCTTCACGAAGTTTTCTTTTCGCTGTAGGATAATTATCCGGTAATGATGATAGTGATTGTTCTAATTCATCTTTAAGATATGCTTTATCTTCTTCTAATTGTAATAACCGTTCTTCTTTATAAAGTAATACTGTAGTTTGTTTTTCAAATTCAATTGTTGCACCTTGATATGCATTAGATAAAAAACCAAATATACCAGCTGACGTAATACCAACTAAAGTGATAACACCAACTGTCATATAAATTTTTAACCATTCATTAACTTTATACCAGTAACGATAAAGAAAAGAAGCACTAACTAATTTAGCAAATTCTAAACTACCAGCCATTACAACTACAGCAAAAGTAGCTCCCGCAAATAGTTTAGATAATCCAAATACCGAATAATATGCAGCACTACCTGCAACTAGTAGAGCTGATAGTCCTACTATATATTGAAAAGTGTTGTTTTGTTTCATAGTTAATTAAGCCTGTGCTATTTTATCTTTATTCAAAAATATCAATAAACCTTCTAACTCTTCGGGTGTTGGGGGGATTTGAAAAACGGTTTCTGTTTCTATACCTTCTTCATTAATATAGGTTACTCTATTACTACCAGATAAATGTCTCTGAACATCTCGTAATATTTTATTGTATATATTGTCATTAAATTTCATAATGAATTCTCACTATTATTTCTATCGTATATAAATATTATATATACTACTTTATAATATCTTCAAACTCTGCATCTATTATTTTCATGCATAAATAAAGTATATCACCGTTCCGTAGAACAGTATCAGCTAAACTATATCTTCTTTTAAGTTCATCAGTTGGAATAGTTGTAACCTTGTCAACCGATACTGATCCACGGACAACATACCTATCATCATTTACATTGATGATTTGCAAAAATTAACCAATCTTTACAGTATGTTTTTTCGGTTTTTCTGGCTCTATCTTTGGGACATCGATAGAAAGAACTCCGTCTTTGAAATTAGCGGAAATATTATCACCGTCTAATAAATCACCTAGTTCAAAAGAACGTTTGAACGAAGAAGACTTTAACTCTCTACGAAGTACTTTAGCACCACTCTCTTCTGTGATACCGTGTTTATCACCACTAATGGTCAATACACCCTCTTCTACTTCTACGTTGAGTTGTTTCTTATCCAATCCAGGAATCTCAGCAACAATACCTACTTTGTCATCGTATTCATATACGTTTACTTTTGGATATGCTGAGCCTTGGTATGGTTTAACTCCTACTGATTTTGTGATATCAGGAAATTGTGTTTCCACAATATTGTCAAACATCTTATCGAATGGTGTTAAAAATTCATCCCTATCGAAAAAAGGGATTCCTGTGTGAAATGCAACTTTAGTCATTTTATTTCTCCTATTTTGTTTACTATTTAGTCAAACATTAATATCCTCATTTGAGCGATATCAATTCTTATTAATAAATATAATTAAACTTTAAAAAAACTACATATAAATATAATGTAATTTTCCAAAATACATTTTTATTTGCTACTTATATTTATAAGAACACATAAGTATTAATATGAACAATTCTAATTTACAAAAACAAATACAGTACTCGTTACAACTATTAATGATTATAATGATATCGTTAGAGGTAGCTATACCACCTAATCCTTATGCTGAAAAAATATTATTCATAGGTTTTTTTGTTATTGCGTTAAAACACGATTTAGTAGAAAAAATATCTAAATTACTAGATAAATTTTTTGATTATATCGGTAAAAACTCTATTTTATAATTTGGTATACTAGACTAGTAACTCCGAAAGATAATCCTGCACCATACGTAAAGTACAACCATTTATTTTCATACCAACTCGGTTTTACTAACTCAGTTTTCTTTTCAGAAAGTTTAACTTGTTCTTCTAACAAACTAATCTTTTGATTTAATAAATCTACCTCAACTGTCTTTAGTGAATCAATTGTACTAAGAGAATCTACTTGTATCTGTAACTCTTTAATATTATTTGATATATTTACAGCTTCTTCTTCAGTTAAAGTTACTTGTGATAATCCTACTGAAAATAATAAACTTATTATTAATAACTTTTTCATAATTTACTTTTTCTTTGCAAAATCTTTTAGAAACGCTTCAGCTTCTTTTGAAGTTTTGACTGGTTTTCTTTTTCTAGGTTTCCTAGCTTTTGCTTGTTTTTTCTTTACTTCTTTAAGTTTTTTATCAACTTGTTTTTTATTCTTTTTAACTTGTTTAATTTTTGTGTCTACTTTCTTAACTTCAACTTTTTTCTTACTTGAAGCTTTAGAACTTAATCCTAATATTCCTAAAAGTAAACCAAATAATTTAAATAAACCTTTCATAAAATACTCCTTTATCTTTATAAGTATCAACCCTTAATGGTAATTCAGCTATCTTTTTATCCTTAAGAGGGAATCATCTTTAACATTTGATCTTTAATACGAGCTATCCCTTCAGGTGGTTGTTTACCTCTAAACTTTATTTTAATGGTTGCCATTTCTGATTGTCCACCACTTCTACTATGGTCTGTAAAGAATTTTCTTATTCTACCTATACCTTTAGTATTGGCAGCCTTTATCGCTTTAGTATCTGAATGTGGTGATAGACGAACTTGCATTTCTATCTGAACTTTATCTATTGCTAAATTTTGGTGGGGAACAAGAGTTATCAATGGAATCTGATACTCTGTTAATTTACCATCTGGTCCAGGTAATTGAACAGGCATCAATTTAGGTTTACCGTCCGCCCAAAAATAATCATAGGCAATCTCACCTAAGTAATGTTGTTCAATAGTGTTTTGAGCCTCTACAACCGCACCATAGATTCCCTGGAATATTTCATCCAAGGAATCTACATTTTTAATATTGTCTTTGGCTTTTTCTTGTTTCTTAGCTGTCTCTTTCCCTTGTTCATTTATCCTTTCGGATTGAGGGAACTTTTTCTTTTTATCATCTGCCATATAAAACCTTTTTTATTAATTAACTTATGATGTACCGACTTCAATAGGTTCAATCACACTTGCTAATATCTGTGTAAATCTTGCCATACCTTCTGCTGGTTCTAATTGTTTAGCTGTTACTTCAATCTCATACTTAGCACTTTGATCTGAACTTCTGGTATTTTCTTTGTGTGCAGATACAGTTGCTGTCGTCTTTGATGAATGTGCAGCCTCACCACTAAATTTCACACCCCAAAATCCACCTGATACACTTGCTTTAGCAGAACTTTCATTCTCTTTCGTCTTTGACGAATCGGATGAAGATTTTGCTGTAGTAGAAGTCTTAATTTCCATATTAAAATTAATCTTCATTGTATCTAATGCGAAATTAGGAATTTGAACTAATGGTAAGAGTGGCATATTAATTTGCTGATTTATAGTTGCCACCGCCCCTGCATCAGTACTATTAGCCAATCTTTCAAGATTAACTTTTAGTTGTTTTGTTTTTCTTTCATTCGGATCTTTTGCTTTAGGATCAGGTGGTTCAAATGCCAACTGGTTAACGAAATCTAATGTTACTTCTGCTAATTGAGCCTGTCCTTTTGCACATGCTACAATCGGGTCAAGTATCAAAGTTTCGATAGGTAATCCTACAAAAGCTTGAGCTACGCCTGCCATATTATTTCTCCTGTAAACTTTTTTTTCAAGTTATAACGGTCTATAACCGTCTATCAGTAATAAATATAACAAATGAATTTTTTACATTTTAGACAAGTTATTTTTATCAATAAACCAAATCTTTCCCATAGAATCTTTTACGTGAAAATGACCATCTTCTTTTTGTTCAAATTTAACAATTTCATTTTCATATAACGTTCCACTTATTGTAGATACGGTTTTTATAACTCTAAGCTTTTCGCCTTTTTTTACCACCTTGACCTCTATACTTTTTTACGTAATGTTTTTTAGAACCTATATTTCCTGACTTGGTTCCTCTACCTGAACCTTGTCGTGTTTTCTTTACGTTCTTTTTTATTTGTGTCTGAAATGAAGATGCCATACATCATAACCTTTATTTTATATTTTATGTTTCTTTTTTCGTTTAGCTTGATTAGATACTATCCACGCCTGAATCCAATTTTGGTAAGGAACATTTGTTCCAGGAACTAGTCTTTGTTTTGTTTTAACTTCCGAAGACTTTTTTCTTTTCACCGTGATACTCATACGCGTGTCCGTTCTCTTTGAGTAATTCATTTACAGATTGTTCGTGTCCTTTAATAAACAACTCTCCTAGAACTCTACCATACTTACCAGTTCCATGAGAGATGATTGAAAACTTACCTTCATCAGAATTTTCTAAAAGGTCTTTTACAAATGCTTTTGCTTCCAAACCTTTTTTCTTTTCTTCTAAATCTCTTGTTCTACTTTCCCAAGTATCAACACCATAAAATCTTATTCTACTTTTTATCCAAACATTAAATCCTAAATCAATCATAGCGTCGCATGTATCTCCGTCTACAACTCTAACCAATTTACAACTATACCCATGTTTCTTAACTTCTAATCCCATTTACTTTCTCCTATATTTAAATACGAAGTCCTACTTGTGATGCCACTAAAAACATCTTATTAGTAGTACTATTCCATTTACACAGATCAATATTTGTTAAAATATTTTTAGCGTCTGTACTTGTAATCTTCCTAGTATAAATATTACCTTCGTACAAATAAGTATTTTTATCAGAGTGTGCCATACTATTAATTATCTCTTTAATAACTTTAAAGTTTTGATAATACACGTAATCAGTTCTAAGTACAGTACGAGAATTATCTGATAATACTAAGTACTTAGCATAATCTGAATAGTCTTTCATTTCCATTTTAATCTCCTTATATTAAATTATACCGAGTTGGGAAGAAAGGAAAAAACCCAACTCGGCCTCGTGAGAGAAATTTTAATTACTTATTTTTCAAAATAAGTTCGTTTAATCGTGTTGTCATTTTAGTTACATCTTTACCGGCTTTCAATCCATTATTGATAGCTTTTTCATATGCGTCAAATATAACTCTATTTAACTTATTTGCTTTTCTAGCTTT